AAATAAGGTACTTTTAGTCAGTCCATCCCTCCAAATGTACTGGTTGAGTATCATGATCACGAAATTGGACATAATTTGCATCTTTATAATGTCTAGTCGCCAACACTGACATTGGCGGGAAACCACACAAAACATCCTCGACTTCAATTGACGACTTACGCATGAGTTTAACAAGATCGCGTTCACCTAGCTGACTCATACGACGACTATACTCTTCTTTAATTGTCTGGGTGGTCCACCTATTCTTCAACATCAAATACACGTAAAGAAAACGTAGGTACTTGTAAGCTAATATGTTCGTCCCGCGCGAATCCCAAGCGTTCCCAATCGTCGACAAAACACAATCGAAATCACTTCTGATGTCCCCAGAGCCAAAGGGCACCTTATAAATGTAAGGAAAGACCGGACGGTAAGGGAAAACGCGAGGGAAATCACCATTCTTTTCAAATTCAGCGAAGTGGGCTGGCATCTCAATGAAATATCGCTTCAGAAACACAAGACCTTTTGACTCAAAATACCCATGAGCATTCGGCTTAGACAACAAAGGAACATTGTCGTTTATATCACGAGTCTCAATTTCGAGGAAATCACGAAGCCATTTAGCAAATAGGGACTCAGAAATGACATGACCAAGGCTTGCTATCCACTTGGAGATATGGTCATCTCCATAAGAAAAAAGATCAATTAAGCGTTGGGATATCGCGAGAGCTATTGGGCGCCGCATGCTTGGATACCTCGTCATCTGATACTCGACAAATAGCCACCACATTAAGCACATTATCCAGGAATCGCCATGACTTGTGCAATACGCACCAGATGGCATCTGACCAATAAAAAAACCCCACTGTTTGTCAAATAATTGAGTTATCCGATAAACAACAAGTCTAATCATTTGACGCATCATGATCTCAAATGTTCGTTTCTGTTCAGGGTCAGATAGGTCGTAATAGATTCCAGCAGTACAGATGTAGTACTCAAGAAAGAGTCTTCTAACAATATGGTCATACGCTTTAATGTCACCGTCTCCAAAACAAATTTTATCAAGTCGAGACAGGCAGTTGATTCCATCGTACAAACGGTCCACGAACTCTTGCCAACCCCCATGGTCCAACTTCATCCCAACGCGTATGGCGCGACCTCGCTCAAGTTTTTGTCTCAAACCACACACGTGGGCTTCGATTCCATACGTCGTAACAAAGGGAATATTGTAAAAACGCAATTTGCTCTTTGCTGCATTGACCGATGCTTCTGTGGTTTTCTCGGCGCAGTTAAACGTTTCTGATTTTTGGACAAATACCCAAGCCGGATCGGCAATCTGTACATACTTACCTTCTTTTGCATGCTGCAACACCCGGGCGTAGTCTTTCTTAGCGTAAGACAATTGTTCAAGTTTTTTTCCGACTGAACAATACTTACGACGCATTATTCCTTTCTGAGCAGCGTAAACCATATTCGGACCAGATCTAGCTCCGCTTGAACTCTGCATCGGCATCTGTTTGAACCAATCGCGATCAGCATCATAAGCATGCGTACGCAACATCTCATTCGTTCCTAGAGAGAAAACCAAGTTCTTCAGTGCATTAGGAAACATGTAACCAGTTTTCTTCATTCTCTCACTCGTTAAGTGGGTGTTATTGGCAAATGCAAGCAAATTAGTCGTCATCTTATGCGGAAACATGTCGGCTACTGACCTAAACGTGTACGCTCCCCACGTATTTCCAGTGAATGCGATATTATAAAACGACGCGGCACGTAGACACAGTAATGAAAGCGGTGGCACAGCCGCGTGGGTCCACGGAACACCACCAACGCCCAAAAGAGGAGACATTTTCCACACATTCTGCGCACAAAAAGCATAGTCCAGTTCTATACCATGATTTCTAAAATTGACAACGTCCCAACATTTGTTTGCTTCAACAACGCCTGGACACGGATTCGGCAACGGCCTACTCTTCGACACTGACCGATACTCAAATAATGGTGGCATCAGAACAACGTTCCTAAACTGATGAGCACGAACCATTAGAGCAACAATCTCGTGATGAACATTACGATCACATTTCCGCAACACGTGGTCGTATAGCGAAAACTGCGAATTAATCGTTCCTAGTGCCGTGATCAGCATCATATGGCGGTCGATTTTGGCACCACCATTGAACCTAGGAACAACCAACTCGTAATTATCAAACATTGGGTGAGGGAGGTCAACATACAAATCGCAAGCACACAACTCGGACGCATGATCACAATCCGACTTGCCTATCCACTTAAACGTTATACGCCTAGACATTTTCGACCTATAGCACAACCACTTCAAAAGCTGGTAAGTTGGCGGGAGTCGTCTGACTATAGAACAAGCCAGATACGATGTCGTGTCAAGATGTGAACGTGTAGGGAATGTCACCTCCAG